GATTATGGTGAAATGCAAATGGATAAATGGATGGCTAAAATGGGAAGTGATCAAACAGTTCCTGGTTTTACTACATCAGTTAAAACAAGACCACTTGTTATCTCAAAGATGGAGGCGTATATTAGGGATAGAGCATTCATCTTTCGATCAAAACGCTTGTTAGAGGAATTGCGTGTATTTATTTGGCATAATGGTAAAGCATCTGCGCAAACAGGTTATAATGATGACTTGGTAATGGCGCTAGGTATTGGATTATTTACTAGAGACACTGGTGTTAAATTTGCACAACAAGGTATGGATTTAACACGATTATCTATAGATAATATATCTAATAACAACAACCCAGCAATGCTTCCACCAATGTTACCAAATGGAGCACAAAATCCATACATAGCCGAAACCCCGTACGGTTTCGAGGATTTTAGATGGGTGCTTTAAATTATAAATATTTATTGATATAACAAAACACAAAAATGGCTGAACAACAAACAGGCTTATTTGATAGATTAAGACGCTTATTTTCCACTGATGTTATCATCAGGAATGTAGGCGGTAATCAATTGAAAACAGTAGACGTTGACAGAATCCAAGCTTACGGAAACGTAAAAACAAATGCTCTTATAGATAGATTCACTAAGTTGCACCGCTATGGCGCTAATATGCCGTACAACCCAACAATGAACTATCAAACATTGCGTATTCAGTTATATACTGACTATGAGGCAATGGATACAGAATCTATCATTGCATCTGCTTTGGATATTGTTGCTGATGAATCTACACTGAAAAACGAAAACGGAGAAATATTACAGATTAAATCATCTGATGAAAATCTGCAACGCATATTATATAATTTATTTTACGATGTTTTAAACGTAGAATTTAACCTATGGTTATGGATTCGCAATATGTGTAAGTATGGTGATTTTTATTTATACTTACAAATTGCTGAAAAATTTGGTATCTACAGCGCTATACCATTATCAGTTTATGATATGGTTCGTGAAGAAGGTGTAGATCCAACTAATCCATCTTACGTGTGTTTTAAGATTGATCCAATGGTGATCGCCGCTGGTGGTATTAACTCACGTGTTAAAGATAGAGATGGTAAGATTAAGTTTGAAAACTATGAAATAGCGCATTTTAGGCTATTAACTGACGCTAACTACTTACCTTATGGACGCTCATATATTGAGCCTGCTCGCAAAACTTATAAACAGTATATTTTGATGAAGGATGCGATGCTATTACATCGTATCACCCGTGCCCCAGAAAAACGTATTTTCTATGTTGATATTGGAAACTTACCTCCAAATGAGGTAGACGGATACATGGAGCGTTTAAAGCAGAAAATGCAGAAAGTTCCATTTATTGATCGCAATACAGGCGAATATAACCTCCGCTACAACATGATGAACTTGATGGAGGACTTCTATATTCCACAACGTGGCGCTACTAGCAACACTAAGATTGAAACTACTAAAGGTTTAGAATATAACGCTATTGAAGACGTAAACTTCTTACGTGATGAAATGTTAGCTGCCCTTAAGGTACCTAAAGCATTCTTCGGATTTGAAAAAGACTTAACTGGTAAAGCAACATTAGCTGCTGAAGATATTCGTTTCGCTCGTACAGTTGAGCGTATTCAACGTATTATACTATCTGAATTGTATAAGATTGCTTTAGTACACTTGTATACTCAAGGATATGATGGTGCTTCATTGAATAATTTCGAATTATCATTAACAGTTCCATCAATTATCTATGAACAAGAGAAAGTAGCATTATGGAAGGAAAAGATTGATTTAGCTAAAAATATCCAAGATACCAAATTATTACCTTCAGATTGGATTTACCATCATGTATTCCAATTCAGTGAAGATCAATTTGATGAATATCGTGATTTAGTAATTGAGGATATGAAACGTCAATTCCGCTTAGGCCAAATTGAAAATGAAGGTAACGACCCAGCTAGATCAGGTAAGTCCTATGGTACACCACATGATCTTGCTTCACTATATGGTAAAGGTAGAATGGGTAATGGAGCTATTGTTCCTCCTGGATATGATGAAAAACGTCCTGTTGGTCGCCCTGAAGAAAAAGTATCTATTATGGGTACACAACGCGATCCATTAGGTAAAGATAGATTAGGTAGTGAGGAAAATACTATATACACTGCTAACATTCCTGATGAAGGAAGTGGTACACCTAAAGGTGGTTCTCCATTAGCTTTAGCTGAATCTTTACGCTATAGAGATATGCTAAAGGGTATACGTACCGATATGGATAATAAGCAGAACGTATTTGAACAGGAATCTTCATTATTGGACGAAAAAAATATTAAGGACATATAATATCTACATATTTATAGGTAGTGATTTCTTACTAATATGAAAATCAAACATAGCAAATTTAAAAATACTGGTATACTATTTGAATTACTAGTACGCCAAATAGCATCAGATACCGTTTCTGGTAAAGACTCTGCTGCTGTTGGTTTAGTTAAGAAATACTTTTCTAAATCCGAATTATCTAAAGAACATAAATTATATCAGGCATTAGTTAGTACTAAAGCCTTAACTGAAGGTAAAGCTGAATCATTAATTAATGCAACGCTTGAAATTTCTTCTCGTTTAAATCGTTCTGCATTACGTAAGGAAAAATATAATTTAATCAAGGACATTCGTGAAGCTTACGGTATTGAAGAATTTTTTAAATCTAAGATTAACAATTATACACAATATGCTGCTGCATATAATTTAATTGAGGCTCACAACTCACTAGAGTTTGTTGAGCCATCTCACGTTATTGAAAATAAAGTAACATTACTTGAGCATATCACTCGTAAAGAAGTTAACAAAACAGACGTTAAAGACCGTGTGTTAGAAGAATATGCTAAAATGGATAAAGGTACTCGTATCTTAGCCTACAAAATGTTGCTCGAGAAATTCAATGAAAAATATGGTGATATGTCTCCAGCACAAAAATCTGTGTTAAAAGAATATATCAACAATATTTCCAATACTGTTAAATTACGTGAGTTTGTAAATGAAAGCACTACCGCTATTAAATCACAAATTGCACAGTTAAGCAAAACAGTAGTAGACAAAACCATTCAAATTAAATTAAACGAAGTGGCTACTTTATTAAAGCCACTTGATAAAAATCAAAGCGTAAAGGATGATAATATCATTGCTTTACTTCAGTTCCATCAATTAATTGAAGAATTAAAATCTGTAAAATAAAAATTAAAATGGCAAATTTAATTAACGAAGCAAAAAGAATGCAAGAATTAGCTGGTATCATTAATGAAAACCAATTAAATGAGTTAAGTCCTGAACTTTTACAAAGAGCAGGAGAAAAAGCAAAAGAACAAGGCAGAACTTTACAAGCAAATAAATTTAGTCAAGCAGCACAACAACAAGTATATAAAGCTGCTCAAATAGCAAAAGATGCCAAATTAGAACCAGTTAAACCTTTCCAAGGAAAAATATTAAATCTTTATTATGATGTAAAAACAGATAAAGGAATTTTACAAGCTGTAGAAATTCCATTTAAAATAGCTCAAATACAAGAAGATACAAGTGGGGCTTTAATTATAGAATTATATGGAGATAATAAATACGGAGTTTCTTCTTCTCCTTACTTTTATTTTGTCCCTGATAAAGACCACTATGCCATGTCAAATAATTTTTCAGTAGCTGATAAATATCAAATTAGAGGAATGGATCAAGCGGGGGCTCAATTAATGTGGAAATTAGCTAAGGCTTTTAAACCTGATACACAAGTTACTCCAAATACTTTAATAGCGGGAGCACCAACCCCAATTGCTGGTAAGGCATTTCAACCTACTAAGCCTCAAGCAGAATCTCTTGATATCGATTCAATCGTAAACGAAGCATTAAAAGCTGTTCGTAAGTAATGGACTTAAAAGAATACATACGATCATTAGTACAGCAGGAACTAGACGAAATTTCTGCTACTGGTGCTATTGGTGTTGGTGCTGGTCCTATTATGACTGCTAATTGGGTTGCTCCTAAAGGACAAAAGAAAAATGCTGCTACTAAATATGCCGAAAAAGAAGGATGGAAAGTAACCAAAGGTGAAACAACAATGCCCTCAGATTCTAAAGTAAAAGATTACAAAACACTTACTGGCAAAAAAAAGAAAGGCGTTAAAATATATAAAGAAGAAAGCAACTACGACAAAGCATCTCAATATGGCGCTGCTAGTGGATATACTGCAGCTAGTGGTTACACTGGTCCTAGCTTAGCTACTAAAGCAGGTGGTATAAAAGAAAATACTATGAAAAGTTTAAACGACATCATCGATCAAGAATTGCTTAACGAAGTAACTTATAATAAGTTTAAAACTGAAGTTAAATTCAGAACTAAATCTGAACAATTACATAAAGCAATTCGTGAAGTAAAGCGTAAATTACAAGAAATTGATCGTATAGTAGAATATACTTCTCGTATGAAGCAAGAGTTAAGTGAAGATGGAGGTATTAACTATTGGAAAGCAACACAAAAGAATGTGGGCCAAATTTCAGAAATGATAAACCAATTGAATAACAAAATCAAAAATCTTAACCAGTAATGGCAAAAGCAAAAGGTGGAGCAAAAGAAGCTCGTAAAATAACCTTTGGTAAACGTAAGGGTGGTAAAGCAAGAAAGTCACGTGGACCAAAAGATAAAAAAGTATCAAAATACAGAGGCCAAGGCCGCTAAATCATAAGCAAAATGAAAAGTATAAAACAACAATACATTGATTTAAAAGAAGGTAGAATGTCACAAGCTAATTTCATGAGAAATTTACGCATGACAATGCCTCAATATGTTACTAATGTAACATCTTATAATGATGCTATTAAAATTCTTAAAAATAAGAGTATTTTAAATGAAAGTATTATTAATCAATTAGAAAAAGGTATTGAAGTAGAAAAAGAGCATACTAAAGATGAAGTTAAAGCTGCTCAAATTGCTATTGATCATTTAAAAGAAGATCCTAAATACTATACTAAACTAACTAAAGCTGGTTTAGAAGAAGAAATGGATGATGACGATGCTGAAACATTAGCAATGATTGATAAGATTGAAAAAGAAAAAGAAGGTGAAGAGGCTGTAATGGCACAATATGATGAAAATTTAAATGAGGCTAAATCTTGGACCAATACTGATGGTAAAGAAATGTATGCTCAATTTAAAGAAATAGATAATTTAAATAGCCAAGAAGTATTAATTGGTATTGATTTTGAAATGGAAGAAAACCATGAATTATCTAAAGAAGAAGCCGCTAAAATTGTAGTTAGAAAATTAAAACAAAATCCTAACTATTATACATCCCATGCTTTAGCTGGTAGAGAAATGAAAGAAATACCAACAATTGGTAAATTAATTCCTGGATCTGATCAAATGAAATCACTTAAAAATGAAGCTGATTTAATTGATAAGGATAACGGAATGAAACCAGTAAAAGGTGTTGAAAAAATTAAAGCATCTGCTAATAAAGCTACTAAAGAAACAAATAAACCAGAAGGAACTATTTCATTAATGTCACTTGTAGCTAAAACATCAAAAGGTGTTACTAAAATGGTTGCTACAGGTGAAAAAATGAAAGTTGTTAAAGAAGGATATGAAGATTTCTTAGCTCAAAAAAAAAGTGAAGAAACCGCTGCTGAAACCCACAATGGGTTCAAAAGAGGGGATAAAGTGATGATTGATCCTGATGCTGCTAAAGCTACAGGATTAAAAGCAGGAAAAGTTTACACTATTACTAACTTTAGGATATATAAAAAAGGATCTATATTACAAAATGTAGATGCTTTATTAGATAATGGTGAAGAAATAAATGTAGATTATATATTTAAGGCACCTAAAGTATTTACTTCTCCAACTAATTTAGGTAAATATGATTTAGGAAAACTTAAAGAAATAGTTCGCGAAGTATTAGCTGAAATGGAAAGTGATGATGAAGTAAATACTGATGTTATGTTAGGATTAGGTGAAACTTTTGATGGTCGCGATAATTTAACTGATACTGCTGGTCACCAACTAGATGAAAACAAATAATATGAGCAAATCATTATTAATAGATCACACCCCATTCCAAGCAGCTAAACTTACCTTAGTTGAAGGTAAGGGTGCTAAAGCTGGTTTGACTACCTTAGTAGGTAAACTACAAGAAGCTGAACAAAAGAATGGTAATGGCCGTGTATATCCACGTGAAATATTAGAGCGTGAAGTTCAAAAATATGTTGACGGTCCTGTAAAAACACGTACTGCTTTAGGTGAATTAGATCATCCTGAAGCATCTGTTGTTAACCTTGCTAATACATCTCACGTTATTACTGAGGTATGGTGGAAAGGAAATGATTTAATGGGTAAATTAGAATTATTACCTACACCATCTGGTAACATTGCTAAAGCACTTGTATTATCAGGTATTCCACTTGGTATTTCATCTCGCGGTATGGGTAGTGTTAAACAATTAGGTGAAACAGTTGAGGTACAAGATGATTTCGAACTATTATGTTGGGATTTAGTATCAGTACCTTCAACTCCACAAGCATATATGCAATTAGCTGAATCAAAGCAATTTGCATCTATTAAAGATTATAGTAAAGTTAATGAACTAATTACCGAAATTATCTGTGCGCAAACAGGGGTATGTCCTCTCTGTTAAACGTTTCGCGGTTTTTAGTATCTACATATATTTATGGGTAGCCAAAAATAGCTACCCATTTCTATTCATGGTAGCTTGGTAATACAATAACCCCCTATTAAGCTTTTCTACAATAAGCTTATTTCCGAAAAACAAATTTAAGGAGAAACACAAAATGAGTAAGGAATTATTCAAAGAGGCTATCGCCGACGCTAAAGCCGTTCGCGAAGCAGCGTTAGCAAACGCAAAAGCCGCTCTTGAAGAAGCTTTAACTCCAAAACTTCAATCTATGTTAGCCGCTAAACTTCAAGAAATTGAAGAAATCGACGAAGCAAAAGAAGAAGAAATGGACGAAGCTAAAAAGAGCGAAGAAAAAATGGAAGAAGGCATGTATCCTGATGTAACAGGAGACACCATTCAAGACAAATACCGTGCAACCGGTGCTGCTCTTGAAGAAGCTGAAGAAGAACTCGAAGAAGACTTCGATCTTTCTGAAATTTTAGCTGAACTTAACGACGAAAAAGAAGAAGTTAAAGAAGCTAAAGAGGAAGAAGAAGAAGAAGAAACCGAGGAAGAAGAAACAGAAGAAACAGAAGAAGAAGGTGGTGAAGAAGAAGAGGAAGTTGAAGTTAAAGATATGACTATCGACGACCTCAAAGATCTTATCAAAGACATCATCTCCCAAGAAATGGACACTGAAGCCCCAGCTGACGAAGAAGAAATCGTTCCAGTTGACGCTATGTCAGGTGAAATGGGTCCAGATATGGGTGCTGAAGTTGAAGAAGATGAGATCGATTTAGAAGAATTATTAGCTGAATTGGATTCTTTAGACGAAGCTGACGACAAAGAAGAAAAAATGGACGAAGCTAAGAAAAAAGAAGACAAAAAAGAAAAAATGGACGAAGGTAAAGTTAGCGATTTCTTAGACAAAGTATTTGGACTTGGCCTTAGCTGTGTTAACACTTACAATGCTGCTATTAAAGCTGCTGGTGGTGATAAACAAGCTGAAAAAGTAGCTGCGGCTGAATTTAAAAAATGTATGAAAGAAAAAGCTGGCGGTATTTCACTTTCTGGCACTGGCCCAGTAGTAGGTGGATTTGGTCAAAGCGGTAAAACATCAGCTGATGTTTATGAAAATGAAGAATTAGCTGAAGCTATCGAAACCATCAACACTCTCCGTTCTGAGTTAAATGAAGTTAACTTATTAAACGCTAAGTTACTTTATGTTAACAAGCTTTTCAAAGCTAAG